CAGTTATGCATGTAGAAAATGCTGAAGCTGATGATATTATTGCTACTCTTATTAAACAGAGAGAAGAAGATAAGTACCTGATTGTATCTGGTGACAAAGATTTTATTCAACTACATCACTACGGAGATGTGTACCAATTTTCTCCTATACTAAAAGGGTATATTGGTGAACAAGAAGACCCTATACAATTCTTACACGAACAAATTATTAAAGGTGATAGATCAGATGGTGTACCAAACATATTAAGTCCAGATGATATATTTCTACAAGAGGGTGCTAGACAGAAACCTATCAATAAAAAAAGACTACAAGAATTTAAGAATATTGAAAGAAATGCCACAATAGAAACTAATATCAAAGAGAACTATCAAAGAAATAAGACTTTGATTGATCTATCTCAAATACCAGCTGACATAGAAAAAAGTATTATAAATACATACAAGAACTATAAAGTAAAAGACAGGTCGCTCCTGTTAAATTTCTTTATAGAAAATAAAATGAAGACATTAATTGAACAAGTGAATGACTTCTAACACATATATGGAGAATAAATTATGGCTAAAGTAGAAATGTCGTCAGCAATGGCGGCCGCTCAAAGAACCAGTGGGTCAACAGAACCTACTGTACACGAAATCTTTACACAGATTAATAACGCTAAAGATAAACCAAAGAAGATAGCAATCTTAAAAAAACATGACACTCAAGCAATGAGACAGTTGCTTAAGGCTGCATTTGATCCTAAAATAGAGTTTGCATTACCAGATGGTACACCACCATTTATTAGAAATGAAGCTCCAGCAGGCACAGAGCACACAAGTTTGTTTTATGCAAGTAAGAAACTATGGAGATTTGTTCAAGGTGCAGATCCAGATACTAAACAAATGACCAGAGAGAAAATGTTTCTTGGTCTATTAGAGTCTTTACATGAAAAAGACGCCGATGTATTAATCGGTATAAAAGACAAAAAAATAAACAACATGTACAAAGGTCTAACGGCGGCTGTAGTAAAAGAGGCGTTTAATTGGACTAACGACTTTGTAAAATCAGACGGTAAATCGATTCTAAAAGAATTATTGTCTTAAAAACCTCACATTTTTAAGGGTGCGACACAACGTACCCTTAAAAAACCCTTATAAATCAACGCTTTTAAATTTATTTTCTGCTTGACTTTTATGTCAGGTTGTGGTATCCTAAATATATAAAAAGAAAGGTATATTACATTATGAAAAAAGCGATACTATTTTTAGCTGTACTTTGGTTAGGTTTAAACGCCTTTGCTAATTCAGTTAAAGCAGATGACTATAGCAAGGCAGTTATTGGCCATGTTATATCAGAGACTATTAAGAACAACGAGATAGATCACAAGTCTATTATGGAGGGTGAACTATCAAGACTTGGACACCTTTATGCTTTGGAAATGGTTTCTATTTTAGAAAAACATTTACCATACATACTTGATTCTGTTATGACAGAGTTGAGATTGAAAGCAGACCTTGAATATAAATGCAAGTTGCTTGAAGATACTAAAGCCGTTGACAAAGATTGTATATAATGATTAACTTAAAATTAGGAGAAAAAACAATTGTTAAGAAGATCAACAAAATACACAAAAACAAAGAAGCTATTAAAGGCTGACCTTACCCAAAAATCATCTAAACGAAAATATAAAACTAGATATATTGATATAAAAAAATATTTTGCTATGATAAATGAATTAGTATTTGATAACAAACTTTCGCCGTTTAACAAAGTTTATATTAAGAAGATGAGAAACGCAACGTTAGGTCAAGTTATAACTTACGATTGGGAAAGACGAGGCACAAGAGAGTACGAGCTTCATATGTTACCGACATACGAAGACAAACAAGAATTTGCTAATACGTTAGCACATGAAATGGTTCATCTACACCAGATGGCCAACGAGGGCGATACTGGTAACCATAACGCCTTATTTTATAGTTACCGAAGTAAATTAAACAAAGTAGGATTGGACTTATAATTATGAGTAATATGATGAGAAGAAAAGTGAAAGAACTTGATCCTTACCTTAAAGGCAGAATAGGTGAGGCATTGATACAACTACAAGAATTACATAAACCATCAAACAGATCAGGTACATCTAAAGTATATTATACTGGCAATTGGGCTAAAGATGTTTACGATAACTTTACAGATAAACAGGCTGCTGTTATATTTTCTAAAGTTGCTAAGATGAAAGAGGGTTTATCATTAACACAAACAAAATTACCAGCTTTTATAGATGAAGAAGGACAAGAGTGGACAGGATACGATTACGTTGCGAGGAAAATATGAAAACAATGAAAGCAGTAGCACGAACTTTAATGTTCGTTGTCATAGTATTATTTTGTGTAACCACGGTACACTATTATAAAATTCAGGCAAACGCTTCATTACCTACAAAACCTGATTTTGAACATACAAATAATCAACAGTTTATAGACAATGTTAATCAGTGTGTTGAGTACATATATTTTTATGAGAAGACAGTTAACAAGGTAGATAAAGATTTACTATTAGCACAGGCGGCTCTAGAGTCTGGTTGGGGAAACAGTAGATTTGCCAGAGTTGGTAAAAACCTATTTGGTATTAGAACTTATGATCTAAAAGAGCCACATATGTTGCCTTCAAACAATCCTAAAAAATGGGGAGTTAAGGTATTTCAACATGAGTGTGATAGTGTATTACATTATATAAATACTTTAAGTAATCACCATGCTTATGAGAAGTACAGAGAACTATTAGCTACAGGTGCAGATAGTTTAGAATTAGTTGAAACACTTGACTCATATGCCAGTGATAAAGACTATTTCTGGAAAGTAAAATCAATCATCAAAAAGATAAGAGAAAACTACAAACACTAATATGTTTCTAATCATACTAACTTTTTTAAGTGCGATATCTATATCTGTAATAGCCGCTGGTTATTCTATATTAGGTCTTGCAACACTATTTGCTGGTGCAGTTTTACCTATTATTGCTATGGGTAGTGCATTAGAAGTTGGTAAGTTAGTAGCTGCCTCGTGGTTGTATCATAACTGGCGCTCAGATATACCTAGATTATTAAAAGCATATCTATTCACAGCTATTATAGTTTTAATTTTTATAACGTCTATGGGTATTTTTGGTTTCTTATCAAAAGCACACCTAGATCAAGTAAAACCAACATCTGGTAATAATATAAAAATAGAATTACTTGATAAACAAATTAATCAACAACAATTAATTATAAACAGAGCAGAAAAACAATTATCTTTACTAGACAAAGCATTAGAAGTTTATATTGACAAAGAATATGTCACTAGAGGTCTAAAAGAAAGAGCTAAACAAGAAGAAGAAAGAAATACTTTAAATAGTGCAATCAATAATGCTAGTGATAAGATTGCAGAATTAACAAATAGTAAAGCTAGTCTATCATTAGAACAAGATAAGATAGAGGCAGAGGTAGGTCCTATTAAGTATGTAGCAGAGTTAATATATGGCGAGAATGCTGAACAAAATTTTGACAAGGCAGTTAGAATTGTAATACTCATATTAATATTTGTATTTGACCCATTAGCAGTATTATTATTGATAGCGGCTAATATATCATTGAAACAGTGGAGAATGAAAAGACAATTGACGGCTACAAATAAGAAAGTAAACCTAGAGGCAAAATTAAAGAGATTAGAAAAAAGAAATAAGAAGTTGAGAAGATATAAGAATGTGGTAAAAGACTTTGGCGATAATCCAGATGAGATTAAATTAAAGTTAAACCAGATAGTGAATTTAGATGACAAGAATTAGTATTTTAATATTATTGCTCGTGACTTTGAGTGGTTGCATGAAGACAACCTGTGTAACCGACCTAGAATGTAAGAAAACATTAGATTGGAATAATCCTGGTTTTACAGTTGTACGAACAATAATAACACAAGGTGCTAATGCAGGTAAATAGTGGCTTGACAAAAACAAATAAATGAGGTATAATTTATATTATGATGAAACAATACATAGAACGAATCAGTAACACTCCAGAAAAACAAGAAAGACTTATAAACAACGCTGTGGAGGCAACCAAAGGTGCTACTACAGAGTGGTCTAAAGACTTCTGGTTTGGTATATTTACCAAATTGTGTACTAAATTCAATAGAAATGACCTATATCAAAAAAATATACACTAACAGCTTGCCTTTTAGGCCAGATGTGATAATATATACGTATGAAAACAATTAATATTACACTAAACAAAAAAACACTATCAGAGGTTTACAATCAAGTTGCTTTATTAAACAATATGGGTTTTCCTAACTTTCAAAAAGGTGAACCTATTCACAATTTGATGAGAGAGATTAAAAAAGAAGTGAACAAACAAAAGAAACAAGACGAAGTGGTATTATGGAAAGAACTATTAGAGTTTTGGCC